AATTGACTAGCAATACTTGAAATAATTTCAGGCAATCTTTCTTGCCAATCATTTGAAAGTAAAGCTATTGCAAGTTTTCTTTCAATGTCATTTCTAATTTCCCACTCATTAGTATGCCATGTAACTTTATCTTCATAACATTTATTTAATGAATATTTTGAAGTAGTCAACGAATCATTAAAATCTTTAACAGCTTCACTTATTTCTTCATTAACAGTTCTTCTTTGTTTATAAAGTATGCTTTCTTGTTCTTGAATACTCTTCATTTTAGTACCTAGCTTACGAATACTTTTAAGCTCTTTGCTACTTTTTTCCATAGCTTGTTGCTCTTTAGAATTACTAGCGTTAATAGTATCTAATATCTCTTTGGCTATTGCCTCTTGTTCAAATTTTCTCATCTGTGTCATAATATATCTCCATATAATTTAGTTAATAAAAAGGCAGTTTTTTCAGCAGGTCTGCCAACTTCTATAAAGCGTGGGACTTGCCCTACTACTTTATCCAAATACTCTTCTAAATAATAATGTTATTCTTGCAAATAAATTATTAGTCATAAAAGATTCGTATCTGGATAATTTATTGAAAGTGTCTTGCACATCAATATTATCAGCTACTTCAAGTATCTGCATACCTTTGTTGTCCTTACCAAGTGGTGTAGGTCTTACAAAGTATAATGGTTTACTTGGATTATCTTTCTGACTATAAATAGATACTTTACCACCATGATAACCTAAAAAGGTTTCTCCTGTTTGTATATCATATCTTCTTTTATTAGCCCTCACTCTCATTATATTAACACCTAAAGTATTTGCTCTAGCCCAAAGACTTTGAATACTATGTGGTGCTTTTTCTATTGATACTACAGTTGCAGTATCTCTTTTTCCATATACAATTTTACTCATATTATATCTCCATAAATATACAGCTTACTTAAGGTGAAGCTATTTAACCTAATTTAATATACTTCTCTTGTTAATTTTACATCTAATACATAGCCTTCTTTCATTTGATTAATTTCATCTTTTAATCCTTGAAAATCATTTTCTAAATCAGTTCTGATATTATGTGGTGCTTTTTCTATTGATACTACAGTTGCAGTATCTCTTTTTCCATATACAATTTTACTCATATTTTATCTCCATTCTTTATTATTATAAACTAATTTACCTGCTGACTTGTCATCAAGAAATAAATTAATCGCCGTTTTTGTAGAAATTTTTCTACCCAACTCATAATTATATTCGTCATTATGAATTACTAAATCCCTAACTGAAAAACCTCTATGGTCTTTTCTTTTAAGAACTTCTATTTTAGTTACATTGTGAAAACTTACATCTGCCATTTTAGTATACCTCTCTTGTTAATTTGACATCTAATACATAACCTTCTTTCATTTGATTAATTTCATCAATAAATCCTTGAAAATCATTTTCTAAATCAGTTCTGATATTATCTGTTGCATATTCAAAATCATCTGCTCTTGATTCAAATTCAGAAACTTGTGATTCTAAATCTTCTGCAAGATATTTAGTATCTTCATACTGTGATTCTAAATATTCTAAATCATCTCTTAATTGATTTATTTCAGCTAATAAACATTTTTTTAAATCACTCAATCCAAGTAATCCAATTAGTTTTTGTTTTACATATTCCATATAGCCCTCCTTTAAGTTTATGGTTTAATAAAAATGAATAGTTTTACAACATATTCAGGTTGGTTAGTTTAAATAGTTTTACAACATATTAGGTTGGTTAGTTTAAAGGCACTTTATAGTGATACCTAGCACTTCTACTTTACCCTTTAAAGTAGTAAATTGGTAATCGGTTTGTGTCGTTCTGGTCGCTAATTATAGCAATTTTTGTTTGTTCGGTCAAGGCAACTTTAAACTAAAAGATTAGCCCTAATATATATCAGAACTCTTGCACAGTCCAAACAGTTCCCATCTCCATTGAAACAGGAGTAAAATAATCAAAAGTAGATTTGACAAAGACATGTTTTTTATTATTTTTGTGTCTGTATGTAATAGACCTATCTTCTTTGAAAGCGTTTCGTTCTTTGTAAACAAACCCTAACTCATTGATATAGCGTTCCATTTTGTCAAAGCTATTGAACTTTGTTATAACAATTTTACTATCTTTGATAGTTTGCATATTGCTTTTTCCATTTGGACTTGTGCATTTAATTTTCATAGTATCTCCATATTTTTTTAAAGTTCAGCAAAGTTTCGTTGTTGCTTTGCCGAGCCCTAAAAGAATGCCACAAACCGAAACCAAAGTCAAGCATTTTTCCCAAAAGCTTAAGGATAAAAGAAGAAGTTTAATTTAAAGTTTGCTAACACTTAAACACAACCTTAAAATATAAAATAATTTTAACATTTTTCTTCAACTTTACTACAAATTTCACATAAAATTCACACAATTGTTACATAAATTCACAAAGATTTTACAATATTGTCACACAATTAACACATTTGTCACATATTTGACATACTTGCCCTCAACCTTATCACCCCCACTTTTTTAGTTAATTAATTAAATTTAAATACTTAAGTAATTATTTAAAGGTCTCCCTGCCCACTACTATAAAAAGTCATACAGCAATATTAAAGATGCAAGATATTAAAGAAAATCATAGACATAAAAAAACTCTATGACTTTGAAAGCCATAGAGTTTTAAGGAAATTAGCTTTCCTGTTGCTCTAGATAAAGCTTGATTTTGTCGAAATAGACTTTAGGCAAAGTTTTTCCTTTCAAAAGTGAGTCAGCTTTCTTAAAAGTAAGCCTATTTTCTTTTGCCAGACCATACATACAGCCTTGAATTTGTTTTTGAAGTCTCCAATTCATGACTGTGCCTTTTTTAGCAAACTTATACCCAATGGCTCTGCATTGTGGGAAACTTGCTGGTGTCGCATGTCTATCTTTGTCAAAGTCGTTAATATTAAATGTATTTTCCATATTTCTAGCCCTCGCTGTTTGGAAGTTTATATAACATTGCAATGTAGTCTTGCAATAATGAGAAGTTAGAACCATTGTTGGCTCTAATTTTTACTGCGTGAATATCACATTTTAAAAGGTCTAATGTGTATTGTTTTGCAGTAGAAACTGTGTTAAAAGTTACTGTTTCATTGTTTGTGTAGCTTATTAGTATCATAATTTTCTCCTTGATATCGCCTGATTTTACATAATATTCTTAAGATGTCAAGCCTTTAAAGTCTTATCGAGCTTCGAGATTAGAATTTAAAGCATGGCTTGAGCATTGACATCTTATTAATTTTATGTGGCGATATGAAGTCAAGGAGAAAACCTATGATTCTTTAAGGTTCACAAACACATGGAATAGTTAGTTTTAGCCAGTTTATACAAAAAGCAAGAGGGTTACACATTAGGCAAGTAAATTGTGATATTCATGGGAAAAGTAAAAATTAGATTAACAACAATAGGTTCTAGCTTTTTATTGTTGTAAGGCTTTACTTGCAATAGTTGTAGAGACTTCTGAATAGTGAGGGCTAAAGAAATATGAGGGAATATATTTGGTATTAAAGGCTTATAACACAAATATAGATATGCGTAAACCAGATTATATTCAAGTTTTACACAATCGACCAGAGTTATTGGACTTAGAAGTTTGTAAAAAAGGTATAGACACATGACTTGGGGATTTCTTTAGCCTACAAATTTAAGGACAAGTATGTGTGGTCTTCTGCGAAAGGAGATAGGATTGGTTATTAGTTAAGCTGTCTTACTTTGAAAGCTCATGAAAAATTAAAGTTTATTTTGACTTGATACAAGCTTTATCAGAGCAACAGAGGAAGGTAAGGACTATAAAACTCATGAGCTTTCAAAGTTATAGAGACAGCAACAGGTCTATGATTTCCTAGTATCTGCAATCTTCCAAGTAGGTGGGCAGGAGACCAGTCCCTCCACCCCCGATATACATCTACTGCTTACACAAAATTACAGAAAATAGGTATTAACCAGATAATTGCTAACTAGTTAACGACCCGACTATAAAAACTTTAATATCTTTTAAACCTAAATAGATTAATTATAGGCATAAAAAAAGTACCAGAAGAGGTACTATTGCACCCGGGAGGGCACAATGTTATTATACACTTCAGATTCTAATTTGTCAATACCTTTATAGAAATATTTTAAAAGACTTGACAAAACTGGTTTATGACTATATACTAATACACATGGCTATACTTCCAAGCATAGATAATAATACCCGTAAAAGAGAACTAACAGATAAGCAACAGGCTTTTCTTACTAACCTTGTAGAAACACAAGGCGATGCTAAAAAAGCTGCAGAACTTGCTGGGTACTCTTCTCATTATCATCATGTTGTAAAGACTTTAAAGTCTGAGATACTTGAACTAACTCAGGAAGTATTAGCTAACTCTGCACCTAAAGCAGCTTTTAAGTTAGTAGAAATAATGGATTCTAAACGACCTATTATCCAAGCTAATAATAAATTGGCTGCTGCACAGACTTTATTAGATAGAGTAGGTGTAGGTAAAGTAGAACGAGTTGATGTTAATCATAATGTTAATAGTGGTGGTATCTTTTTAATGCCTGATAAAGAACCTTTAGATTTAGAAGAAGGAGAATATGAAGATATTTCTGACTGAAGTTATTAAAGATGACCAGCCTTTAATAGGACCATATATAAAAGCAGAAACTATGGACAAAGCTATGCAAATAGCTGACATGTATGCTTTAACTATTATTGGTGAACTACATGAACTAAGTTATACACTACCAGAACAAAAGGAAACAATACACTAATGGCTAAGAAAAAAGATTCAAGACTAAAAAAAGCAGGAGTAAGTGGTTACAATAAACCAAAGCGTACTCCTAATCACAAAACTAAATCACATGTTGTAGTTGCTAAAGTTGGCGACAAAATTAAAACTATTAGGTTTGGACAACAAGGTGTTCGTGGTGCTGGTAAGAATCCAAAAACTGCAAAAGACAAAGCTAGAAAGAAATCTTATTATGCAAGACATAATGCACAAGATGCTAGACCTAGTAAGTTAAGTGCAAGATATTGGTCACATAAAGTTAAATGGTAAAATTATTTAATAAGATACACAAGTTTATGAAGTGTGGAAGAATAAATAAAGTTTGGAAGATGTGTAAGTAATGGCATATTCACAAAAGGTAGTTGATAGGTTTGAAAGTGTTTTAAACAATCCAGCAAAACATTCTGTTGGAAGGTTTGACCCTAAAGACCCTAATGTTGCTACAGGTATGGTAGGTGCACCTGCATGTGGAGATGTTATGAAACTACAGATTAAATTAAACAATGATGTTATAGAAGATGTCAAGTTTAAAACATATGGGTGTGGAAGTGCTATTGCATCCTCTACTATGTTTGTAGATATGTTAAAAGGTAAGACTATAGAAGAAGCTAAACTTATTAAAGATAAAGATATAGCAGAAGCTTTAGAACTGCCACCAATTAAATTACATTGTAGTGTACTAGCAGAAGATAGTATAAAACATGCAATAGAAGATTGGGAAAAGAAAACAGCACATAGAAAGCATAATCAATATGGGTAGACAAATAGGAAACGATGAAGGCAATCAAGTAGTCTTCAGAAAAAGTATATATGGTAAAAGCGATGGAGGTAAAGGTGCAAACCCTAGACCCGGAGTTTATACTAAACAATACAGAGATAACTGGGATAAGATTTTTAAGAAAGGAGAAAGCAATGCCAAAGAAAAAAACAACGACTAAAAAGAAAAAGTCAACTGTTAATAAAGCTGGTAACTATACCAAGCCTACTATGCGTAAGAGGCTTTTCGAGAGAATCAAAGCCGGTTCTAAAGGAGGTAATCCCGGTCAATGGTCTGCTCGGAAAGCCCAGCTCTTAGCAAAAGCATATAAAGCTGCTGGTGGTGGGTATAAATAATGGGTTTATCAAAGTCACAACGAAGCCTTAGAAGCTGGACTAAACAAGAGTGGGGTACTAAGAGTGGGAAGAAATCTTCAGAAACGGGTGAGAGGTATCTCCCGAAGAAGGCGATTGAATCATTATCGGATTCAGAGTATGCTGCTACAACAGCAAAGAAAAGAAAAGATACAGCAGCAGGAAAACAACACAGTAAACAACCAAAAAAAATAGCTAAAAAAACTAGGGGTGCTAGACAATTTAAAAATACTGGTGGTAAAATAGAAGTAAATAAATCTAACTTAAGTTTTAATCCACTAGCAGACCTTATGCTAGATAGTCTTTTAGTAGAAAGAGTACAGAAAAGAGTTGGTGGTAAAGTAGTTTCATCTTTAATAAGAGGTATTGGTGATAATAGTTCTAAGTTTATAGAACTATTAGATGATGTAACTGATAAACCTGTATCAGATAAAGTAGCTGGTAAAATATTTGATGTTGATAAAGAAGTAGATGAAATAAAAGCTTTACAAAAAAGAATAGATGCTATTAAACCATATGGTACTAGTAAGGGTTATGATGGATATAATCGTTTATTAGATATGTTTGATGGTGATGATGAAAAAATAGATGTTTATGTAGATACTTTTTTAACTCCTCAAGTAGAAAATTTACGAAATCAAATACAAAAAATAAAAAAAAGAGCAAACAATAAAATAACTAATAAGTTAAATGTAGTTATTCAAAGAAGAACTATACCAGAACTTGACCCTACATTTATAGGTCATCCTGATATACAAACAATAGCAAATGTTGCAGCAGATGTACCTAAAAAAGAAGGAGTACCGAATTGGGCTGGACAAAAAAATAAAGCAATAATAGAAAATACTGCTAGGTTAGCAGACTCTCCGGGTTTTGATAAGACTTTTAACAAATCTTATGCTTTAAATAAAATGAGTCCTAGTAGATTTTCTAGTGTAGCTGAAGCAAGTAGAGAATTAAAACCTAGAGGTTATGGTGAATATATGAATCCTTTAGAAGTTTATGAAAGTCAAAAATCTTTTATACCAACAACTTTTATTCTAGGAAGTGTAGATAAACCTTTTTTTGTAGACCCTTTTAAATTAATGATGAGTTTACAAAAAAGTACAGGTGGTCAAGATTTTCTTAAACAAAGAAGAGGAACAAAAGATTTTATTTCTGAAGTAGATGAATTAGAAGATAAAATAAAATTAAATACTTATAAGCCACAACCTATTTCTATAGTTATATATCCTACAGGTAGTGCTTTTATTCATAATGGTAATCATAGATTGCAAAGAGCATTACTAAAAAAAGAAAAAGAAGTGCCTGTAGAATTTAGTTATTTAGCAGGAGCTGAAAGAGTTGAAGGTCCTTTTAGTATTAAAAAATTATATCAATTTCCTAAAGCAGATAAATTTGGCTATAAAAGTAAAACTGAATTTCAAGAATATATTGATGAAGTTAATGAAAGTTATTTAATAGATAATTACACAGGTAAGTAATGCCTAACATACCTGAAGGATATATAAAGAAAAAAAGTGTTACTATTCCTTTTGGTTACAAGCTAAGTAGTATTGAAGGTTATCTAGAACCTATAGAATCTGAATTAAAAATACTAAACAAATATATACAGTCAGTAATTAATCAAGAATATTCTTTAAGAAAAGCAGCAGAGCTTATAACAGAAGAGACAGGTAGAAAAATAAGTCATGTAGGATTATCTCAAATCGTACAAAAAACTCCACAGCCTAAAGTAAAATATAAGTATTCCCCAGAACAAAGAAGAAAACAAAAACTTAATAAACAAAAAAAAGAATTAGTAAAAGCTAAACAAAGAATAGCCTACAAAGAATCTAAACTTAAAAATGAAGAAGAAGTAATTAAAAAGGCTACAGAAAAAACTACATCTAAGATAGTAACTGAAGAACAATTAGAACAAGTATCCCCTTCTATTAAAGAAGTATTACAAGAAAGTAATGTAATCTTTCATGCTAATGAAGGTCCACAGACAGACTTTCTTGCTGCTGATGAAAAAGATGTTCTTTATGGTGGAGCTGCAGGTGGTGGTAAATCCTATGCTATGCTTGTTGACCCACTACGCTATGCTCATAAAAAAGCACATAGAGCATTAATATTAAGGCGTTCTATGCCAGAACTACGAGAAATGATAGACAAGTCTCGTGAACTATATCCTCAAGCATTTCCCGGTGCTAAGTTTCGTGAAGTAGAAAAACTATGGAACTTTCCTAGTGGAGCTAAGATAGAATTTGGTTTCTTAGAAAGAGATGCAGATGTTTATAGGTATCAAGGACAAGCCTACAGTTGGATAGGATTTGATGAGATAACTCATTTACCTACAGAGTTTAGTTGGAACTATCTAGCATCTAGACTTCGTACAACAGACCCAGAAATAAAAACTTACTTACGCTGTACTGCTAACCCCGGTGGTGTTGGTTCTCATTGGGTAAAAAAAAGATATATAGAATCCAACGAACATAATAAAAGTTTTTTAGGTAATGATGGTTTAACCAGAAAGTTTATTCCAGCTAAGTTAGCAGATAATCCTTATTTATCTACAGATGGTATTTATGAACAAATGCTTAAATCTCTTCCTCCTACTCAACGACAACAACTCTTAGAAGGTAACTGGGATGTAGCAGAAGGTGCAGCATTTACAGAATTTGAACCATCTAAGCATGTAATTACTCCTTTTGCATTACCAATTCATTGGGAAAGAGTAAAAGGAATTGACTATGGCTATGCTTCAGAAAGCTGTTGTTTATGGGGAATAATGGACATGAATGACAATACTTTGATAATTTATAGAGAATTATACAAAAAAGGCTTGACAGGAGAAGAATTAGCTACTATAATAACAGATATGGAGACAGAAGACCCTTTCTCTGTTGCAGGTGTTTTAGATACTGCAGCATGGGCAAAGACAGGAACAACAGGTCCTACTGTCGGAGAATCTCTTGTTAGAGCTGGACATAAATTAAGAAGAGCTGACAAGAATAGAATACAAGGTAAAATACAATTACATGAGTATTTAAAGATTAGAGAGAATGGAAGACCTAAGTTACAGATATTTAATACATGTCCTAACTTAATAAGAGAATTACAGTCTATACCATTATCTAAGACTAATCCAGAAGATGTAGATACTCACGCTTCTGACCATGCATATGATGCTTTGCGTTATATGATTATGAGCAGACCAAGAATGGAAAGTCCTTTAGAAAGAATCAGAGGATTAAAAAGAGAAATGTATAAACCAGTTGATTCTACATTTGGTTACTAAAATATGATAGAAGACAATACATTTTTAAGTGCTAATAATATTTACGAAGAAGTAGAAGGTGAAGCTGGAGTTCAATTAACTTTAGAAGAAGACCAACAAAGAAATCTTATTGGTATTATTAAAGGTAGATATGCCCAAGCAGAAGAAGCTAGAGATACCGATGAGAAAAGATGGTTACAAGCCTACGAAAATTATAGAGGTCTCTATAGTAAATCATTAAAGTTTAGACAGTCTGAAAAATCTAGAGTCTTTGTAAAAATTACTAAGACAAAAGTACTAGCAGCCTTTGGACAATTAGTAGATGTTATATTTGGAACAGGTAAGTTTCCTATAGGTATATCAGAAACTAAAATGCCAGAAGGTGAAACTGATTATGCTCACTTAGATACTTCTAATCCT